AAGGCATAAAAAAGGAGCGGAACTGTTAAGTTCCACTCCAGAGTGTGTCGGTTAGTAACCGAGAATCACATAAGGTTCTCGATTCTTACACGTCTGTAGTAACGGTTGGTGTTGTCGCTAAGACGACCCAAACCTTGGTTCTGAGGATTACGTCCACCAATGGCGCCTTCACAGTAAGGGTTGGCGATAAGACCATATCTGGTCTTGAAGCCAATGTTAGGCTGGAAGGTGTCAGCTGTTACTGAACGAACCATCTGGAGAGGCACGTAAGGGCAGTAGAAGATTCCAGCGTCATAGGCGCTAGTTCCTTTGTAGCCAGCAACGTAGTACTGAGTGTTGGACACGTTAGCTGCATAAGGGTCGATATAGACCTTAAGCTTACCATTGATGGTACCTGCAAAGAGGTTACCGGTGTCGTCAACGTTCAGGTTGGCGTTGAGTGCTGGGGTGTAATCAAGCACACCAGCCATAGTGAGAGCGGAAGCGACGTCTGCGGAACAAACGATCAAGTTGCCCTTTCCTCTACGAGTCTGTTCGGCAATTGCGTTACAGTCTCTTTCGATTTGGAAGAGAAGACCTTTGAACTTCTCAACGGACCAACGTCCATTGCTGTCAGTGTCAAGGTTGAATGTACCAGCTGTGGTAACGTTGTTCTGAGCGCCAGGAACGGCGGTACGATAAACGGTACGAACAACCTCACGGTTGATTTCAGCAAGGATCTCAGAGGAGAGGATGTTAGCCAGTTCAGCTTCGGCATCCAAACCATGGATGGCGCGAAGATCTTGAGCCAATTCAATCGAGTACTGAGCTTTCAGTGCGCGACCTTTAGCTTCGACGATTGCCTTCTCGATTGAGAAGCCCATCTGACGGAACTCGTTACCTGTTTCGCCGAGAGATTCCATAGAACCTTTCTGCATCCCAGCCATTTGACCGAGATTAGGATCGTAACCATTTCCACCAGGATTAGTGGTGTCTGTTGTGGATCCAGCTGCAGAAGAAGCTGTGGCCAGAAGACCAGGATTCTGCTCAGGAGGGGTAGCTCCGGGAACGTAAGGATACTGAGGAGTAACCGATTCTGTATTGGAAGGTGAGGAAGTAGTACCACCGAAACCATCGGGGTAGTTGAACTGTGTACCGCCAGCTGTCAAACCACCGCCTTGGTTGGAGAAGGTAGGATCAGCTTCGTTAAACAGTGCTTCGTTAGGACCAACAGGACCGTCATACATCGCGCGCATGGCGAAGATAAGACCAGTAGGACCAGACATTGGCTGAACGCCACAGATGTCATAGGCCATCAAGTTAGGCATGGAGCGTCTGATCAAGCTGATCAGAACGGGATCGAAACCTGCATCAGGACCAGCGGCAGGAGCGTTGCCCTGATAGCCGTCGTTGCCCATGCTGTTTGTAGGAGCTTCTGTCAGCAAACCTTGGGATTGTCCCATGGCTGCTTGCTCTGTCATGAACCTTTCTTGGTTCTCAAGGAGTTGAGCGGTAACGGCTCTACGATAGGGATCTTTAATCTCGGGGAGATCTTGATGACCTAGAATAGGCGCCCACTTCTCCTGTAGGTGTTGTGTTGTCATTTTACCTTATAGGATTGGGGTTAATCAGTTTTTGACAGTCATGGAAAGAGCGCGTGCATAGCGAGCCATGCTTCCGGTCATTCCTTCTTCTGCTGTCTGTGCAACGGGAGCTTCGACTTCCTCGTTTAAGTACTCACCAGAAGGAACAGATGTTGCTTCATCGGAGACGAATGATTCTTTAAGGATGTTCAGCTTGTTGCGGAACGAATCTTCACTTTCAAACTCAACGGATTCTGCTAATTCTGCCAGCTTCTCCTTACCTGCTTCTGAGAGATCCCAGGAAACGTCGGAAAGGGTGGACTGACGTGAATAACCAGACATCTGAGCGTTAAGAGAAACGTTGTTCTCAATCTGCTCGTTCAGTTTGTCTTCCATGTCATCAAGTTTAGTGACCATTGATTCAAAGATGTCATACTTCTCATCTGGAAGGCTGACATAATGGTCTTCAAAGAGTGATTTGAGTCCAGTCATGAACGATTCTGAAAGTTCGTTCTTAATACCGTTCTCAACCACAAGCTTGTTCTCATCTAACCATTGCTGGCTGGTGTAGTTCAAGAAACCTTCGACTTTCTCAGCGATGTCGGTGATCTCTTGCTCAAACCTTGTAGAGAAATCTTCTTCCAGACGAGCTACTTCAATCTGTAGCTTCTGGTTTAGAGCTGACTCAAAGATGACTTTAGCTTTCGCTTTGAAGTCATCAGAACCACCCCCGGCATCAGCCAGTTCATCGAGGGTGCTGCCTGCCTTTTCATCGGCTTCGGCGTGTGTACCATAAGAAGCTTTGTTACTAAGCTTAGGCATAGGCTCATTGCCTTTGCCTCGTCCGTCACTGGTACCATTATAGGAAGCGGAAGAACCACCACCTGGCAGAGTAGTTTGTCCACCCTTAAGAGTAGCACCACCTGTGCCACCGCCATCAGAAGATGCGGCGCCTGCTTTATCGTTTACTTGATCGTGTACCTGTGATGTGCCCTGGTTACTGATTTTAGCTGAGTCGCCTTCTGGACGATAATCAGTAGTAGTTGGACCGCCAATATCAGTGATGGATTGACCAGGCACAACCGCGCTTGGGTTCATCTTAGGCATTGGCTCTGCACCAGAGGCTTTATCATTAACCTGCGTGCGTGATTGTGTGACTGCCATCTTTTCCGAATTGCTAATTTCTTTTATTTAGTCGTTGTTATTTATAAGGAAGCGTTGTTGTAGAACGTTTTCTTACGGAAAACTAGGAGAGAAGGAATCTCTCAAACTCAATGAGAGACTGCTCGTTGAGAGTGTTGTTTACAACAGACTGTTCAATTCTGTTATATGCATTCTGTACTTCTCGCTCTTTGAGAAGCCCGTTGTCCCAGATCCATTCTTTACCTTCCATAATACCTTGTACGAAAGCGTCTGGAGCACTGGGATCCGCAACAATGTCAGCAGCAGTAGCCAACATGAAGTCCTCACCAACGTAGTTAACGCCGTTGCGGTTAACCAGAGATCCCATGCCACGTGAAGAAACACCCAGCGTAACCCCATCATTGAGGAGGGCTCCGGCGATTCGTCCCATTGGTGTCTCAAGGATTTTTGCTTTTCCAATGAAGTTAGAACCCTCTTGCTTTAGTGAAGTGATTTTGTGAGACACTCTATCGAGGTTCACGGTAGGACCATCTGGATGTCCAAGCTCTCCCATCGCTCTGTTCTTATGGATGTAAGCTTCGTTATATCTTTGAACTTCTTTGGCTAGAATCTTTGATTCGTAGATTCTGCCATTACGGTTCTTGATATCACCTTGAAGGAAAGGACCTTGAATGTGAAAGGTTTTCTTGCCTTTGATTTCTTCGCAGATAACCTCGACGGCTTCTACCTCTTCTCTAATCAGCTTCATTGGTGGGTTCCTCTTCTGGTTCTGGGTTTGAAAATTCTACGGGTTCACCGTTGTTAGGCATATCAATCACAGAAGCAAAATAATCATTTGCTACTTGAGGTTTCAGTTCATTGATACCCTCATAAGAACGATTCATTAATTCTTGATTAAGAACATCAGTTGCTTCTGTGTTTTTGCCTTGAACAATGAGATCAATAAGTTCTGAGACTCGCGACATAATAATTTCTTAGTGTTATACTTTATTTATTCAGATTTGCCATTGCGTTTACAATGTCAACTGAACTGGGTGGTCCTTGACCAGAATCTCCAGATAAATCCATATCATCTTCTGGAACTTGTCCTCCTTCAAGATCCACATCTTGTGTTGGATCTTCCTCCTGCTCTTCTTCTTGCATCTGAGCATTAGGATCAGGAATGATTCCCACGTTTCTTTCATAAGCAATCTGACGATCCTGTTCCTTAATCTCAGAATCAGTGAATCCAAGAATGTCATGACGAACCTGATAGACAGAGAAGTACTTACCAAGATAAGGTTCACACATCGATGCCACTTGCATTCTTTGAGAAAGCATCTCGCCTTCTCTCAGTTCAGCA